TGCATCACAAGGAGGAATCGTTACTGGAGTAACAGTTACCAATGGTGGTTCTGGATATACATCTGCACCAACCATAACTATAGCACCACCATCATCTGGAACGGTAGCCACAGCAAATGGAATCCTGTCAACTTCTTCAGCCCCATCTGGTCTTCGCCTAATTCGTCAGTTTACTAATCGCTTGTTTGCTATTGGAACTGGAGATAATCGCAACACTCTTTACGCATCCGACATTCTTGATGCAGAGATTTGGAAGGCAACCAACAGCATCATTGTTGGCGGTGATGATGGTGAGGACATTGTGGCCATCCAACCTTTCTACGACTATGAAATCCTTGTTTTCAAGCCAAACAAGATTTACCTAGTAACCGCAGATCCAACTGCAACCACGGCTGCTGGATGGACGGTGCGCCTACTTAACGACAAGATTGGGTGCGCTTCAGGAAGATCGGTTAACTTTGTTAATAAAGATGTGTTCTTCTTGGCTAATGACGGAATTAGGTCTGTAGCCAGATCGGTTGCGGACGACTTTTATATTGTTGGAACTCCGATCAGCGAACCTGTCAAGAATATCATTGCAAGGATCAATAAGAATTATGTTACCACCTGCAATGCCGCGTTCTACAATAATCGGTATTATCTAGCCATCCCGCTCGACACCGCAACCACTCCAAACTATATCCTTGTCTATAACGCCCTGTTCAATGCGTTTGAGGGGTTGTGGAGCATTGCGGCATCAAGAATGGTGATTACAAACTTCTCATCTGGATTTGCCACCAATTCCTTGAAGCTTGCAATTGGAAGTCCGACAAGCAAGGTTGGTCATTATCTTGGCTACAAAGATGCTGATTCTGCTGATGCAACATCAGATTATGTGGATTATGTATCTACAGGAAGTTATACAAGTTCTGTGACATCCAAGGCTTATGAGTTTGATGATAGGGTAGCGCAGAAGTTTGGCTCGCACTATGAGATTGAGTTTTACAACTCTGGATCAACCAACGCCAACATCAGCATGAGGCGCGATACGGATGGTGCATTTGTCTCGATTGGCACAAACATTGATACCAGGTCGTCCGGTGGCATAACCTTGCCATTTACTCTTCCAGCAACCCTATCCGCCCAGACAGTCAAGCGGGTAGCTGACAGCCTGCGATCCTACCAGAAATGGCGCAATATGAGGGTCAAGGTGTCAACTGATTCCAAGAAGCTTTCCATGCGTGGAATCCTTCTGGCCGCCAACCCAGACACTATCGAGGTTCAAAAGAACGTATGACGGCTATGGAATATGTGGAAGCTTCCGGCGTGCCTGAGACTAGGTGGCCAAATTTTAAGGAATGGTTTTCTTGGTACCAGAGCAATAACCTTGTAGGCGTGGTTAAGGATGGCGAAGAGATTGTCGGAGTAGCTGTTGCTAGGGCATTGGATTCAACGCAAAATATTGAGCATTATCAACATGACTATAATGCGCCAGATGCTTTTGTGGACTTGACTGTGACCTCTATTGATGGTAAACCTAATCCCCGTAGCCTATTGGCTATGAAACGCCTGCTGTCTATCCTTTGGGATGAATTTGGCTCCCGCAGGAGCCTAATCTTTAACCGCAACGGAGTTAGGAAACAATACGATTATATGAAGTTTATGCGAAAGGCTATGGCTTAACATGGGCGGCGGACCTTCCATTCCAGCACCTCCTCCTCCTCCCGATCCCAATGCGGTGGCACAGGCCAATGCGGAGGCGTATAAAAAGAACGTAGAGACATACATTCAGAAAGCTCCAGAGATGGCGGCCTTGGAGAACAAGCTTCGCATTCAGTACATGCCACAACAGCGTTCCTTGGAACGTCAGCTTTCGGCTCTCGACCAACAGGCAGCAGCCCTATCCAGCCTACAGATGGAACGTCAATACGGACCTCAACGTACCCTGGAAGGATTGCGCCGGTCCTACGAGACCAGTCCGCAGGCTTATGCCTTGAACCGAGGATTAGGAACGCAAATGACCCGCCAGTTCGAGCGGTTGTATGGGGCAAATCCATACGCCAGCGTTGAACCAAATGTGGCTTTCGCTCCTCGCAATGTGCCTACACAAGACATTTATGGTACGATTGGCACGAACATTGGTAGTCCAAATTTAACAGTTGGGACTAAATAAAATGGCGAAATTTACTAATATTTTTTCGCGGTATCCAACAAAATACAGGGTTAGTCCTAGTGGGGCAGTTGAAACTTTGACGCTTCATGGAGATGGGAATGAAAACGACCGAAGGGATTACGATAAGGCTAAAAAAGATTTCCCATACACAAATTTATTTGACGCTCAAAATGCGCTTGCAAAGCAACAACAAACCAACATTAAAAACCTCCAAGACACTTATGAAAAGCGTCTCGCCGATGTCACAAGCCAAGAAAATGCAAGAAATTCATTAGCGCAACAGATTGCCGCACTTACTGGTGGAGGCAGTAATCAACCGTCACAAACTCTTTATGCTGGCGGAACTCCAAATTTTAATGAAGCTACCGGTAAATACGTGAATCAAACAGCAGTTCCAGCAGCCCTCTCGTCCTCTGCTCTTGACGCAATAAGCGGTGGTATTTCACAGCTTGCCTTGGCACAAAATCCAGCCATCACCGCGCTTTCTGCTGGTAATAATTATGCAACATCACCGCTTGCAAATAAGCTAAACTTCCAAGTATCCGACCAGCAGATTCTTGACGATTACAATAACACAAAGCTTGGTCGCTTAAATAGTATTGTTCAACAAGGCAACACACAGGTTGCAGGTATTCAGCAAAGGCTAACTGCCGCACAGACATTGTTAGATCAGTTGCCAAAGAATGATCCTCGTTACACTTCGTCCAAGGTTTATGTTGACCAGCTTAACGCAGACCTAAAAAGCGTTACGGATGCCATTACTGGAGCCAACACGCAAATCAAGGAATTTAATCCTATTGCGGTTGGAACGCCAGAAGCCGCCAGCCAGATCACATCCTTCCGCGAATACCTCCAGTTGCCCGAAGAACGCGCTACCCAGCAGTTGCGCCAGATTGATCCTGACTCATATAAGACTGCTGTTGATTTAGGCCGAAGATATCGCGAAATGGCAAATGCTCCTATTGGTCAAACTCAAAACGCGCAAACTGAAGCGTTCAGAGCAGAGCTTGAAAAGGGTTATAGGGATTATTCGGCATCAGCCATTGGCGCAACAACCACTCCAGAAACTGAAGCATTGCGAAGGAGGATTGAGGATGAGGCGATGTCGCAACTCTCCCTTGGTGCACAACTTGGAGCAGAGGAGCAAAGACAGTATCAACAGGCTGCTCGCGCCGCCCAGACCGCCAGAGGCAACATTTTTGGAGTTGCCCCAGCGGTTGAGGAGGCGGTAACAACGGGGGCAGCCGGTGAACAACGCAAGCTTGCGCGTTACGGGGCTGCATCTCAATTCTTGTCCTCTGGTCAAACAACTGGAGATGCTTTGGCAAGAGACGTTCAATTAAGAAACGCGCTTCAACAGTCCAAGCTTGGTGCTGGAGCACAATTTATGGCTTCCGGTCAAACCGCGTCCGATGCGCTTAAAGCTGATTTGGCCTTCCGCGATGCGTTGTTGCAAAGCCGCCTTGGTGCAGCTTCCGGATTTATCGCTGGCGGACCATCGCTCTACAACCTCGGCCAAGCACGCACTGGCGCACAGCAATCGGCGTTCCAGAACTACATCCAAGCCAACCAAGCGTTGCCTGGTCAGTTTGGTCAGGCTCCAAGTACGGCACAGCCGTTTTACCAAGCGGTGGATCAGAGTATTCCAGTTAGCCTTACCAATACGTTTGCGAATCTTTATGGGTCACAGGCTAATTATCTTGCCAGCACATACGGAGCGCAGGTTGGGGCAATTTCTAGGCAGCCGACAGGCGCACAGCAATTTGCTGATATTGCTGGAGGTGTTGGAGGATTGCTTGGTAAAGTTGCTCCATTTGGTGTTATTTGTTGGGTTGCTAGAGAAGTTTATGGTAATGATAATCCAAAATGGTTGCAGTTTAGAGAGTGGATGCTGACCAAGGCATCGGACAATTTAAGAAACTTCTATATTAAACATGGAGAGAAGATTGCAGAATCTATTCGCAATAAGCCCAAAATTAAATCGATTATCAGAAAATGGATGGATGGTAAAATTACTGAACTTAACGGAGCAATCTAATGGCTGACGGAAGACCATTATTCCCACTTCCTTGGCAGTCCGCTCAATACGCTCAAGAAGACAGAATGCGCGCGCTTAATGAGAGGGTTGGCCAAATGCAGGAGCAACGCCTGCGTATGGAAATTGATCCGAGGGCCATGCTTGAGCAACAGACAAAGCAAGCTGAAGCAGCCGCAGCGCAGGGATTTAATCCTCAAGCAACACCAACAGCGCAAGCGGTTGGGCAGAGAATGCTTGGAGAAACTGTTGGATACCAGAAAGTGCCTGGAACTGAAATGCAAGTTCCTGCTGGTACCCCACCAGAGATGGTTCAGGCTCTTTTTGGAAATGCAGTAAACAATATCCAAGGTTTAAGGATGCTTGCAGATAATGAACAAGACCCAACCCGCAAGCGTATTCTTACCGGTGTAGCCGATTCAGCAGAGCAGGGATTAAAGTCCAAGGCCAAGGACTTATCCGCCGCTGATTTGGCATTTGAAAGCAACGCAAGTGCGGCATTAAGATATGCTGATGAGTTCGAGAATACCGTAAGAAAATATGGAACTTTTGAAGTTGGGAGTCCAGAAGGTTCTGCAAAGCTTGGACAACTTCCATATCAAATGGCTATTGCTTATGCCAAAATCGTTGATCCTTCCTCTGTCGCAAGAGAAGGAGAGGTTGCTGCTGCTCAAAAATATATTATTCCAACAGGTCTTTTGACAAGAAACGACACGGCACTAAACGCCATTTCAAACTTTAGAAATGATGTTCTTAATAGAACTTCTGAATACTCAAGAATTTCAGGAAGACAAGTAAACATTCCAAAGCCAATCGACTACACAAGGCCACAATATCAGCAACCATCGCAACAATCATATCAGCAACCCGCACAGCAAACGCCACAAGCTCGTCCAGTTATTAGATATGTAAGGGATGCTAGTGGTAATCTTGTTCCAGCACGATAATGCCTATTGTTGACATCGAAGGAATTGGTCAGATTGACCTTCCCGATGATACCACTCCAGCAGAAATAAATCAGATAGTTAAAGATTATTCCGAGGCAAAATCTGCCGTCAGTCCAGAAGGTATTGGTGATTATGCAACAAGGCAGGCTGGCCTAACCGCAAGAGCGGCAATCAATCCCATTACTGCTGGGGCTGCTACTGGCGCTGCTATTGGATCTATTGCGCCAGGCATTGGAACTGCTGCTGGTGCTGGTGCTGGTGCTGTTGCCGGTCTTGTCACAGACATTATTCCAAAGGTTTACAATGCTTTAATAGCTGAACCAACTCAGACCGGAAAGATTCCATCGTTGACTGAGGTGATGGACAGGATCAAGGATGAAATGGGATTGCCAAGGCCAGCTACGGATATTGAAAAAATGTCTGGTCGCGCTATTGAGGCCACTTCGGGTCTTATGGCTCCAGTTGGTGCTGGTAAAATGGCGATGCAAGCAGTTTCACCCATTGTTCGTGGAATTGGACAAACTTTAACATCCGAACCAGCCGCTCAAGCATTGTCAACAATGACGGGAGCGATTGGACAAAGCCTAGCTGAATCCGCTGGTGCAGGGCCAGCCGAACAGACGGCTGCCGGACTTGTCGGCGCACTTGTTCCCAGCGCGGCTGCCTTGCGATTTGCACCGATACCTGGAACCAGCGTAAAAGCTCCAGTTCCAATTATGGCAGAACGTGCCGCACAAGCTGTTGGAAGAATGGGCGCACCAAGAGAGCAAATTGCAAAAAATATTGAGGCATTTCAGCGTGCAGGGACAATGCCTTCCGCTGGTCAGGCAACTGAATCTGGAGTAATGCGAGGCATTGAATCAACACTTGGGCGCGTTCCTGGCTCAATCGACATCATGCGAGCTAAGTCAATAAGCCAGCAGGCAGAGATTGGTGGGAAGGTAAAACAAATTGCTGATGAGCTTTCTGCAATTCAAGAGCCAGTTATTGTCGGACAAAAAATACAAAAGGGAATTAAAGAAATATTTGAGCCAATGGTTCGCGCAAGAGAAGCGAATCTTTATAATAAACTTGATAAATATATTCCAGGTACAAATCCTGTATCTCCTCAAAATACATATAATGCGCTCAAGCAAATGATTAAACCCATTGAGGGTGCAGCAGAGTTATCACAAAGCCAGCTTTTAAGCAGTCCAGAGTTACAGGCATTAACGGCAGCACTTGAAAAGGACATGGCACCCATGCAGGGAAGGGTTCCATTTTCTGCGCTCAAGGGACTTAGAACAAAGATTGGGGAGAGGCTTGGGTCTGTTTCTCTTGGTGCAAATGTGACTCAAGGCCAATATAAACGAATTTATGCAGCGTTATCGGATGATTTAAGAAATGCCGCAGAAGAAAACGGACCTCAAGCTATTGCTTCATTGAAGAGAGCAAATCAATTTAGCAGAACAATGCACGAAAGATTTGATAAGCTTCAAGCTTTTATAGACAAAAATGAACCTGAGAAGGTATTTAACGCAGCGTTCCAGGGGGCTGAAGCAGGTCCATCAAGAGTATATGCTTTAATGCGTAGCATCCCGAAGGAAGATCAAAAAGCCGTTGTTTCTGCATTTGTTTCAAAAATGGGAAGAGCATTACCTGGGTCGCAAGATGCAGGTGGTGATATTTTTAGCACAGAAAGATTTCTTACAAATTGGAATAAATTAAGTCCTGGTGCAAAACAAGAATTATTTGGAAGATTTGGATCGAAGTTTGGTAGTGATATGAATAAGATTGCCAAAACAGCAGAACTTATTCGCGAGGGAAGCAGGGTTTTGGCTAACCCAAGCGGGACTGCTGGTGCTGTTGTTGGTCCGGCCACTTACGCCAGCGTTGCAGGATCTATTGCGGCAGGTAAATATGGATTTGCTACAGGAATATTATCTGTTGGATTGCTTTCAAATATTGGAAGTCGTCTTTTTACAAATCCAACTTATGTAAATTGGCTTGCAAAGAACATTGATGCTGTTCCAAATGCTGTTCCTGGTGCAATAGCTAATCTTATTGCTCTTTCAGAAGATACGAATGACAAGGATTTGGCAGATATAGCGAAAAAGCTGAAAGATGAAGAAATAGCCAGAAGGCTCGGAAGATAATGTCTAAATTTGACATACCTACCATTGAGAGAAGGATATCAACTGATGCCATCACGAATGATATTCAAAATAGTGTTCGTGATTCAGTAGGGCGTGATTATTTTGGATTTGCACCATCTTCATCCGGAAGATGGGCGGCTGGTGATAGGGGTCAACAGGCGGTTGACATTGCAGAAAGAATGCGTGCAGCGGCTAGATTATCTGATTTGGAGGGAAATATGATGAAAAACCAAGTTGAAAGATCATTGATTGAGTCTTCTCAAAATTTTGTTGGAGCTAAAGCTCCATCCGAACAGTTTTCTGGCAATGTCCTTGATGCAGCTAAACGCACTGTTGAATGGGAGGGAAGAAAAGACAAGCAGGGTAATCTCGCTGTCTATAGCTTGCCATCTGGTGATATGGGAGGATCTTATGAGGTAGCTGGAATCAATGATAAATACCATCCAGAGGCCGCCAAAGCATTGCGGGATATGGCACCAGAGCAACGCAAGAATTACGCAGCAAATTACATTGTACAATACACGGCTCCGCTTGTGTCAAAGGTTCCAGAAAAACTTCAGCCATTTGTACAGGATTTGGCGTTCAACAGAGGAATGGGTGGTGCCACAATCTATCTTCAACAAGCATTAAACAAACTTGGTCAGAATGTTGCGGTTGATGGAGGTATGGGACCAAAAACTCTTCAAGCAATCAACTCGGTAAATGCATCAGAACTTATGCGCGAGGCCAGTAAGGCTCAGTTGCTTGATGAACGCCGTAGAGCGGAACAAAATCCAGATAGGCGTAAATTCCTGAATGGTCTTGAAAATAGAATTACAAATCGTCTTGGGGCTTTTGGATCAGCTTGATTATTTGAATATAACAACGCTTGTAAATATTGTAACTCCGCCAGTACCTACATAAACATTTTCAGCTTTTGCAGTGAAATTGTTTCCAGATATAAATGAATTGCCAGTGCTTAAAACAATGTCTTTTTCATTAAAATAAAAGGAACCAGCTTTTCTGCAAATACCTTCATCAGTAAAAAATGTGTTGCCAGACCTAATCACAATACCATCACCAACTGCAACATTTGCTGTCTTTGCATAAATACCTGGCTTTTCGTATACGCCACCCATGAAGTCATCCATTCCTTCATCCGCCATCACCGGTGCCACTAGCACAGCCATTGCGATTAGTATTGCTTTCATGTAAAAAGTCTCTACCCAAAGAACCAATCCGTCAAGCATGAAATTATCCAACCGGCAAATAGGGGCCGTAGGCGTGTCCAGGGTGGCTGGCGTGTTGTTTAGGAATGGTTACAGCGTGCTTACCCCGATGGAAGATTTTGCCGGTTACGATTTGGTGGCTGAAAGGGATGGAGAGTTTCACCGCATCCAAGTCAAGACCAGCGAGAAACAGGACTTATCCAGAAATAGGTATGGATTTATGACATCGGTTGGAAGCGAGAATAAAAATCTGTACAGCAAGTCCATTGTTGATTACATTGTTTGTTATGCCATGGACGAGGATTTATTTTGGCTGTTCAAGCCGCACCAATGCAAGTCAAAGAATAAAAAGTGTAAGACCAGCACTGGGTCGTCATGGCGAATAATCAACGATCTCTAAAGGAATCCATCAGAGCTTGGCGCACCTTTGAGGATGCGCTCAAGAACCTAGAGTCATTTGAGGCTTGCGCCAAGTGGGTCATAGACAACCCGCAAATCTGTAAGAAATTGTCGGGCACCGGCCTTGTGGCCGTGATGAAAGAAGATTTAAAAAAGAAGCTTGACTGAGATTTGACACCGGCCCTAGCGTGGGGCATGGCGATCAATTCTAAGCGTAAGGGTGCAGCAGGCGAGCGCGAGCTTGCCAATTATCTACGAGAACAAGGCTGGCAGAAGGCCAGGCGCACGCAGCAGTACGCTGGGAATCCAGAGGGCGGTAGCGGGGATGTGGTTTGCGACAACTTCCCATTCCACATTGAAGGCAAGCGTTGCCAGCAAATTAAGCCGGAACAATGGATGGCACAGGCGAAAGCGGATTGTCCTGCAAGCAAGATTCCATCCGTATTCTTTAGGCGCAATGGCGAGAAGAAGTGGCTGGTCATTCTCCAAGCCGATGACGTTTGCGAGATTGCGCGTCACATCGCACCGCCAAACTTAAAGATTGACCTGGTTTACCCACCACCTTATGCCACCACGGTAGCCCAAGGAATTTCAATACTTTCACCTCAACTAAACCAACAACCAACCATAAATCAAGGAGACATGACATGAGCCTAACCATCAGCGCAACTGAATCAAAAGGCGGAGACCGCCAACTACCCGAAGCCGGAGCCACAACTGGAGTTTGTTTCTCCATCGTGGATCTTGGCACGCAGAAAACAAACTGGGACGGAGAAGAGAAGTGGACCCCCAAGGTTCGCCTTTCCTTCGAACTCCCAGAACAAACCATCGAAGGCGAAGTGACCGAGAACGGCAAGACCACCAAAGTCACCAAGCCTATGATCGTCAGCATGGAGTTGACCCGCTCTCTTGGCGAGCGTGCAACCCTACGCAAGCACCTTGAGACTTGGCGCGGTCAGGCATTCACCAGCAAAGAACTTGCCGCCTTCAACCTAAAGAATCTCTTAGGCAAGGCCGCTATGCTTACGCTTGTCAATAAGACCAGCCAAGCTGGGCGCGAGTATTGCTCCATCCAAGGCTTGGCCAAGTTGCCCAAGTCAGTCAAGGCTCCGACCACCACCGAGAACGATCAGGTGTTCTATGAGATCGAGGAAGGCAAAGGTGGTGCGTTTGCCAACATGCCAGAATGGTTGCAGAACAAGATTCTGGAAAGCAAGGAGTTGTCCGGTGCGGCCAGCGCACCGCAGGGTAAAGCTACCCCTGTTGATAACAAGGACGTGGACGGCAACACGATGCCATTCTAATGGCACTCACGATTACATCAAAAGAACCTGTTCAATCCAGGTTGGTGAAGAGCGAAGATGCTGGCCATTGGTATACAGAGGCAGGTTGTTCTGCTCATATCATGGTTGGCAAGAATGGAGTTGAGCGTAACACCACAGTTGCCGATGCGCGTAAGATGGGGTTGCTCCCATCGGTTACCAGCGTGCTTGGCATCATGGATAAGCCTCAACTAACCGCATGGAAGATCGAGCAGGCTATCATGGCATCGCTCACTCTTCCGAAGGAGGATGGTGAAACACTCGAAGATTACGCAAAGAGAGTTGTCAAAGATTCAAAGCAAGCTACGACAAAAGCGGCAGAGCATGGAACCAAAATGCACGAACAGATGGAGCATATCCTTCTTGGACGTGATTGCTCCAAGGACCCAGAACTCCAGCCCTACATTAAGACGTTCAAGGAATGGGCGGAGGATAACATCGAGAAAACCCATTGGTGCGAGAAAGCATTGGTCGGTCCTGGTTACGCTGGAAGGTGCGATGCCTACGTCCGGTTAAAAGGGATTGGGGACGCTATCATCGACCTGAAGAATAGGAAGGTGAATCCAAAATATGACCCGTTCTATGACTCCGATTGCGCGCAGTTATGGGCATATAAATACGCATCCGAGAATCCGAAATGCGCTTGCGTTTCGGTGGTCTTGGCTGCGAATGACCCAGAGACATTGGTGATCCATCGCTGGTCGGAAGATGAGTTGTACGAGTCCGGTATTGCCTTCCAAGCCATGCTCAAGGTTTGGGCATGGTCGAAGAAGTATAATCCGCCAGGGATGAAGTTGTAATGGATAACCCTCCCACAATCGAAGAGATGGGCAACGCTGCCTCCGAGATTGTGTGGAGGGTGATGGGCAATGGATCCGCCAAGTCTGCGTATGGCGAATGGTTCTGGAAGGATAAGCCGACCTATGATTACCACATAACCCGTTGCATCAAGCACGCAGTAACTGCCCAGCAGCAGATCCACCTTAATCACCCAAACCCAGACGAGGCCGGAGAGAATGCGCTTGACCATCTTGAGCGTGCGGTGGCAAGAGCTTTGTTCGCATGGATGCAATTAAAGAAAGGACTGCCAAGACTATGAGATGGATCAAGAAAGAATATGATGAAGACGGAAGGCCGTGGTGGAATATTTACATAGACGAAGTTGGGGAAGGAAACGAAGAAGATTTGGAACATTATGAAAGATACCCAACCAGAAAAGAAGCAATAGAAAATTGCGAGAATATCACTTGGGAAGATTACGATTGTAGCGACAAATGAAGATTGCGCTTTCTTGGTTGCTCTACCATATCGGCGACATTCTTAGCTATGGCGTGTCGCGTTATGGCTACGGTTATTCGCTGTATAATAAAATAATGCTTCTCAGCAGCAATCTGGACGATAAGGGAGTTATATGGAAGGACGTTAAATGAAGAAAGCATTGGTCACACAAGCATTCGGAGACAAGTGGCACAAGGTGCTAGAGCTAACCAAGCCGCGCATGGAGTCATACTGCCAGCGGCACAATATTGATCTTATTACTTTTGAGAAACCACTGGTCGAGCCAGTGCAGTACAGCAAGCTGGCCATAGGAAACATTATCGCAACGAAGGGATACGAGCAGGTTACGTTTCTGGATTGTGACGTTCTGGTGACAGAAGATTGCGATGACATTGGTGCATTGCTGGAACCAGACTGCACTTTCATGGCACTGGATGAGGGGTCGTATTTAGACCGCAAGCCTGGGTTGCGCGGATTGGCTGATGCCTTTGGATTCGTCCCAGGATGGCAACCTAGCTTCTACTACAACACAGGCGTATTTGTCATCACGCCAAAGGCCGTTGGCGCATTATCCCAGCCTCCTATCGGCCTATTCCCAAATCACTTCGCAGAGCAGACATGGATGAATCTCCAACTACACCTGTGGTCCACGGCCACATGCAGTATTGACCCATCCTATAACTGCATGACAAGCGTTGAGCAACACTTTGGGTTGGATCGCTACAAGGATGCAAACATCATCCATTACGCAGGGCAATCAAACGACATGGTTCAACTATTGACTAGCATCCAGTATGACGATGCCAAACTGAAGGGACTAGGTCGATGACTTCGGTGCGAGTCCAGCGGGAAGACGAAAAGTGGCGCGTGACCACAATGGCCGGAAACCCGATTGGACCGCGCTTATGGGGTGCTGTGCCTCCGAATGGGTTACCATCCATTGAGGATTTATTTGATGATAAAGGCAAGGCGCAAGACGCAGCCGATCTTTGGAACGCCTACGCCTTATGGTGCAAAGAACGCAGCGGGAAGCGTAAGCGCAGATGATTTCAGCACAATTCACCAGAGGAGATCAAGATGACAGAATCAAACAACTTGCAGGAGAAGTCGCAATCAGAGCCATGCAGGACATCAAGCTTTTACAGCGCAGAGGTGTGCTGGATGGACTCAGGCTCACCAAGAGCCAAATTGGTAAACTTTCGGATTGCAACTGCTATCGGGACATTAAGGAGGTCAGGTCACTTGTCAGGGATGTCAAGAATGGGACTGTATTATTCTGGTGCAAGGTCGCTGGAGTCAGAATTGACCAGTCCACGC